TGTCCAAGGTCCGCGCCGGATTAGGCCTTCTTGCTGGCGCCTTAGGTATTGGTTCGCTTGCCAGCTTCGCAAAGGCAACGATTGATGAGGCCGATGCGCTAAATGACCTCTCGAAACGGACCGGCGCGTCCGTTCGCGATCTTGCCAGTCTAAAGCTCGCCGCCGAGCAAAATGGCACATCCCTGGACGCGTTGGCAAAATCCATGGGCAAACTCAATTTGAGTTTCTCTCAAGGGATGAACGGCAGCAAAGAGCAGGCCGAATCGCTTAATAATCTCGGCATTAAATCGAGCGATGCAAAAGAGCGTTTTTACCAACTGGCTGACGCCTATGTGAAGTCCGGTGGTAGCGCAGCGATTCTTTCCGATATTCAAAAGGTACTCGGCAAGTCCTACTCGGAGATGGTCCCGCTATTGGAGCTAGGCGGTAAAGGTTTGCGCGAAATGGCCAATGGGTCCAAGGCCTACGCTGACCAGATGGCGCGGATGGCCCCGCAAGCCGATAGGCTTAATGACCAACTTGCGCTGCTGAAACAGAACGCAAGTCTCGCATCATCCGCGATCCTGTCCGAGCTTATCCCGTCTCTAAACGAATGGATTGCGGTCGGCATTGAGGTCTCACAAACCGGCGACTGGCTAGACAAACTCCGATTCTTTGCGCTGGGCAATGCCTCTGACGAAATGGTCGAGAAGGTGCGCGCCGCGCAAAAAGCACAAGAAAAAGACAGGCAGGCCGCCGAGCGGACCGCCGCCAATAGAAGATTGCAGGCAGAAGCCGAGGCAAAAAATCGCGCTGCCGCCGAGGCCGCTCGAAAGAAGCGCATTGCGAATAGGGACGCTGAATTTGCCTTCGCGATGGAGACCGAGGATAAGCGCCAAGCGCAAGAGCTATCGAATATCAAACAGTTGATGGCTTTGGAAAATGAACGCACCCAGGCCTTTTTGGATGATTGGGCGCGCAAAGACGCGCTGATGGCGCAGCAATGGGACCGCGAGGAGGCGCATGGCGAGCGCGTCAAAAAAATCACCAAAGAGCTATCGGCCGCGCTTACCGAAAAAGGCATCATGCCGCGCCTGGATGTTTATGCCCGCGCCAATGAGCAAACCGAGGCCTTCTTAAAACCCATGCGCGAGCAAGTTTATGCCCTGGAGGGATCTCCCGAATGGGCCGCCATCCTTGAGGCATGGAACGCGCTGTCGAAGGCCGCCTATCAAATGAGTGACACCGAGGCCGCAATGGAGGCCCTTGGCAAGGTTGAGGCCGAACGGCAAAACCGCTTATCCGTGCTGTCTGCCGAGCGGACCGCTGGGATTAAAGGCGAGACAGACGCACACAATGAAGGACTCGCCATCAATCGCACCGCGCTAGATGGAATGCAGGCGCATATCGACAAACTCAAAGCACTAGCGACCACGGGCTATCCGCCAGCCATTGAGGCGATGCGTAAATATCAGGCCGTCCTGATTGACCTCAAGAATCAATCCACCGACAAGACATGGATGGACGGCATCACGCAAGGCCTAAAAGACTACGCTGGCCAGTTTAACGACACCTTCAGCTCCGTGCGTAACGCAACAATCGGCGCTTTCAAGAGCATGGAGGATGCGCTCGTGTCCTTCGTGATGAAGGGCAAGCTCGACTTCAAATCCCTGGCCAATTCCATCGTCGCGGACATGATCCGCATCCAAATCCAGCAAAACATTACTCGGCCATTAGCCACGGCGATTGGGTTTATGACACCCTGGGCGCAAGGTGGCGTCCCTGGCGGCCCAGGCCTCTCGGCCTATCGCAACACCGTTGTCAGCCGCCCGACCACATTCGCCTTTGCAAACGGTGCAGGGCTGATGGGCGAGGCGGGGCCGGAGGCGATCATGCCGCTCACGCGCACACGCAGCGGCGACCTTGGGGTGCGGGTCGAAAACGATGCCACCGCATCGCGTGGCGATACCGTGAACATTAGCTTTACCGTCAACGCCATCGACACGCAATCCGCGCTGGGCGTGATTATGTCCAACAAGGCGGCCATTGTCGGCATGGTGCAAAGCGCATTTAATAAGGCGGGCCGCATGGCACCGATGATCGCATGAGCGGAACCTTCCCCACCACACCAGAGCCGCGCTCGATCACCCGCAGCTCGCTCTCTCCGACCCTGATCTCGGTCAGCCATTCGCTGAAACGCCAGGTGCGTAGTCGCGGCTCGCAACAGTGGTCTTTTAAGCTGGCCTACGCGCCATTAAAACGCGCCACCCTGGCCCCGCTGGAGGCGTTTTTAATCGCGCAGCGCGGGCAGTATTCGACCTTTTCCTTTGTGCCGCCGGTGTATGGCAATTCCTCCGGCACGGTCTCCGGCACGGTGACGGTCAACGGCGCCCATGCGGCGGGGGCTACCAGCGTGGCTATCTCCGGCCTGACCGGCACGCTCAAAGGCGGCGACTTTATTAAGTTTGCGGGCCATAGCAAGGTCTATATGCTGACCGCCGATGCCACGGCCACGCTGACCGTGGAGCCGCCCTTGAGCGCGGCCCTGGTCACTGGCGAGGCGGTGGCCTATAACGGCGTCACCTTTACCTGCGCCCTCGCCACCGATGGCTTGAGCGCGACGATTAACCCTGGCGACCTGACCGAGGCGCTGGAGCTGGTTTTGGTGGAGGTGGTCTGATGGATCGCTCCGCCTCCGCCGCCGTTCTGACCGAGATCGCCGCTGCGTCCTGCCGCCCGGTGCATTTTCTGAAAGTGGTGTTCGATTCGTCCACGGTTTATATGACCGATGCCTATCGCACGCTGACCTGGGATAGCCAGACCTGGCTGGCGCTGGGGCATTTTTTGAGCTTCACCGACATCGAGGAATCCGGCGGCGTGGAGGTGTCAAGCTGCACTATTGGCCTGTCCGGGGTCGATCAAACCTATCTACAGCTATTCCTTGCCAACGACTTTATCGACCGCGAGGTGAGCGTCTGGAAGGGCTTTTTAGATGCGTCCATGAGCGTGATTTCCAGCCCGGTGCTGATCTTCAATGGCCGCATCAATAAACCGGGCCTGACCGAAAACCCGGTCGATGGTACTTGCACCCTGGCGGTGGAGGCCTCGTCGCATTGGGTAGATTTTCAGCGCATCCCTGGCCGTCACACCAACCACACCGAACAGCAGATCTGGTACTCAGGTGACAAGGGCTTTGAGTTCGCATCGGATCGCACCTCGCAACTGAAATGGGGGGCGGCATGACCCCCAGCCAGGAATTGCGCCTGCATGAATATCTGATCGGCCTGACCGGCCTGCCCTTTGCCTATGGCAAAAACGATTGCCCCTTGCTGGCCGCCGGGGTGTTGGACTGCATGGATGGCGGCACGCGCCGCTTCGATATGACCGGCCTGTGGGATAACCAGGCCTCGGCCTGGAAATACCTCCGCCGGCATGGGGATATTGGCACGCATATTTTGGACGCGGGCTGCATCCCCGACCCGCGTGGGGTGAAGTTTGCCCAGCCAGGCGACCTACTCTTAATGCAGCGCGAGCTGGCCCATGACCGCCGTTGGCACTCGGTGGCCGTATGCACCGGCGGCATGGCCGCTGTGATGACCGAGGAGCAAGGCCTGATCCGCGTGCGAATGGCCGATCTTCCAACGGTGACGGAGGTGCTGAGATGGCCGTAACCGCAGTCGCTGTCGCATCATCCGCTGCCGCAACGGCTGCTTTTGAATATGCCACAATGGCCGTGGTTGGCTCGGCCTTCGCCGTCGAGGTCGCCGCCATCGCTATCGGTGCGGTGGCGGCCATTGGCACGGTGTACGCAATCAACTCCATTGCCCAGGCAACCGGCATTATCCCCAAAGCGCCAGACGCCAGCAACGCCGGGGCCGGTGCCGAGGCAGCGCGTGGCATCCTGCTCAATTCGCAATCGCCCGTTGCGCCGATCCCCGTTATATATGGCACGCGGCGAGTGGGTGGCAATTTTGTCTTTTTAGGGGCATCGGGTTCAAATAACGAATACCTGCACCTCTGCCTGGTATTGGCCGAGGGCGAGATCAACGGCATTGGCAAGATATATTTTAACGATGCCGAGGCGATTAACCTGACCGGCGTGGCGGCTCGCACGCAGACATCGGCCAGCAGCGGCACTTGGTCCGGCCTGCTGGATGTGACCTGGCACGCGGGCGGTTCTAGCCAGTTGGCCGATGCCAACATGGTGACAAATATCTCCGGCTGGACCAACGATCATCGGCTGCGCGGCACGGCCTATTTGTATCTGCGCCTCAAATTCGACCAGACCGCCTACGCCAGCGGCCTGCCCGCCATCACCGTCGAGGTGGATGGCCGCACGCTATACGACCCGCGCACCAGCACCACCGCGTTTAGCCACAACCCAGCCCTGACGGTGCGCGACTATTTGACCAACGCCACCTATGGGCGCGGCATTGCCTCGGCCAATATCGACGATGCCAGCTTTATCACCGCCGCCAATTACTGCGACCAGACGGTGACGCTGGGCGGCGCAACGGTGGCGCGGTATACCTGCGATGGCGTGATCGAAACCACCCGCTCTAGCATGGACATCGTGCGCGACCTGTTGACGGCCTGCCGTGGCTTGCTGGTTTTTACGGGCGGCCAATATCGCCTGGTGTTAGACAAGCCCGAAACGCCCTACGCCGCCTTCAGCGCCGACAACATCATCGGCGCATGGACGATCTCGATGGGGGACAAGACCAACACCTTCAACCGGCTGCGGGCGGGGTTCTTTAACCCTGCAAACAACTGGCAGGCCGATATTGCGGTAGCCGAATCCACCACCCTGCGCACCCAGGACAACGGCCTGTTGCTAGAGCGGCAGATTGACCTGCCTTTCACCGCGCACGCCGAGCGTGCCAAGATGATCGCGGTGATGAATCTCAACCAGTCGCGCCAGCAGATCGCGGTCGAGTTCACCGCCACCCTGGCCGGTCTGCGGTCCGAGGTCGGCGATGTGGTCTATATCCATCACTCAACCCCCGGCTGGGAATCGCTGAACGGCGGCAGCGGCAAGGCCTTCCGCATCCTCAAGATCGCCCTGCAAAACAACGACGAGGTGCGCGTGATCTGCGTGGAATACGATGCCACGGTCTATGACTACGGCACCATCGCCACGGTAGATGCGACCCTCAACACCACCTTGCCGAATCCCCTGGTGGTCGCCGCGCCATCGGCCCCGGTGGTCACGGAATCGCTCTATGTGACGCGCGATGGTTCTGGGGTGAAGGCGCAGGCCGCGCTCACCTGGACCGCCGCCGCTGACGCCTTCGTGCGGCAATACGAAATCCAGTCCAAGCCGAACGGCGGTGACTGGACGCCGAGGGGGCAAACCTCCGGCACGGCCTTCACGGTCGAGGACATCGCGCCGGGTCTGCACGACTTCCGTGTCCGCGCCGTCAATTCCATCGGCGCACTGTCGGCCTGGGCATCCACCACGGCCAGCATTTCGGGCCTGTCCACACCGCCCGCCGTCTTGACCGGCATCGCATTGCAAGCCGTTTCCAGCCTGGCCGTTTTGACCTGGACGCAATCAACCGACCTCGATGTGCGCGTAGGCGGCAAGATCGAAGTACGGCACGCCAGCCTGACCAGCGGCGCCACCTGGGCAAACTCCGTCAGCATGGGATCGGCATTGTCTGGCACGACCACGGTCGCTGTGCTACCTCTGCTGGCGGGAACCTACCTGATCCGCGCTATTGATTCGACCGGCAACATGGGTACGGTCGCCACGATCACCACGGCAGCGGCTACGGTGCAGGCGTTTTCCACGCTCGGCACCGTCACCGAATCGCCGACCTTCCCTGGCACACATTCCGACACCTTTGTCGACGGCAGTTATTTAAGCCTCACCGGGCTGGATGACATCGACACCTGGGCCAGCGTGGACGCTGCGGCAAACTTTGACATCGGCCCAGGGGGCGTCGATACCGGAGGCACTTACACCTTTGCCGCCGGGCTGGACGCGGGCGCCGTCACTCGCCAACGGCTGCGCCGCGCCGTCACGCTGGAGACCTACGCGCCATTCGATTATTGGGACGCACGCGCCAGCATGCTGGACACCTGGGCCGATGTAGACGGCTCGGCGGGCGTGACCGGCGATTGCATCGTCGAGGTGCGGTCAACAAACGACAACCCCAGCGGCAGCCCAACTTGGTCCGCCTGGTCGGCGCTCACAGTAGCCGAATTCAACGCCCGCGCCTTTCAATTCCGCGCCCAACTTTCCATCGCTGACGCCGCCCACAACATTCGCGTCAGCGCCCTTTCTGTCACCTCGGAGACTATCTAATGTCCACTCATGACTATGTAATTGCAAACGACTCCGGCGCGGCGGTGCGTGCGGATATAAACACCGCCCTCGCCGCCATTGTGAGCAACAACAGCTCCGCCACCGCACCGTCGACCACCTACGCCTATCAATGGTGGGCCGACACCGCCAATGACCTGCTCAAACAACGCAACGCCGCAAATAGCGCGTGGGTGAGTGTGCTGACATTAAGCACGGGTAAACCATCCGCTGCCGCCTTTATCGGATTGACCGATGTTCCAGCCAGTTTTTCCGGGCAAGGCGGCAAAGTGGTGCAAGTGAATGCAGGGGCTACTGCGCTGGAGTTTGTCGCATCGAGCGCAGTAACCTACGCCACCTCCGCAGAGGCTATTGCTGGAACAAGTAATACCGTTGCAATCTCCCCGCTTCAGTTGCGTAATGGA